AAGACTCTATTAGACTGTAAAGCAATCGAGATCGTAGCTGATGAAGTGGACTCTAAAAAGAACGTCAAGTCCTCAGTTCCTAGCGGTGACGCTGGACGAGGCAAAGGCGCATCTAAGGGTAAGCGGGTCAGCACAAAACGATCTGATAACGAGGCTGATTGAGTCTGCTACAGAACAGCTTGAGCGAGACATCGAGAGGTGTCTTGTTCAGGCAACGTGGCAACAGAGCCAATATGGTTTCCCAGAAGAGGGAAAAGCCATTCTGTTGAACATGGGAAGTGCTACTGCCATAAGTTCGATCACCTACTTGGATGAAGACGGTGCAGAGCAAACATTATCAGTCGACCAGTATTCTCTTGACAGTGGCCGAAATGCGGTTACTTGCCTTAACGACGATGACGGTTGGCCAGAGACACTATTAACTCCCAGCGAACGAGACACAGTGTTTGTCAACTTTACCTGCGGAGTAACAAGTGCTGACTGCTTGCCGAGGCTTTATAAGCAAGCGATTCTCGTTGAGGTTGGTCGATACTACTATGATCCTGCTCAAGAGAATGGCGTCAACACGAATGATGGCCGAACCTACGAGAACCTAGTCAAGAAATTGATCAGGAGTTCGTATCCCTAATGCCAAAGGTCACAGGATTCAATCGAAAGAGGGTTGGCCACAGGAATTACCTTGCCACGATAGAAAACCCTCCGACAGCAGAAGATGAGTATGGCCAGACGACATACGCATCAGGGACTTGGACAGCAGCAGTGCAGTCATGGCCATGCGAGTTGGTGGATGTTTCCGGCGGGGAAGTTATCGACGGGATGATGACCAAAAGTGCAACAGAGAAAGTTGCGATTGGTGACAAGCCGCAGATAGATGCAGCAAGCATTACATCAAAGAGTCGGTGCATTATCGACGGTAAGACATACGGTATCACAGCAGTTCGCGATGTTTCAGGTGACGGGTTCACTATGAGACTTGAACTGAGGAGTACCAAATGACAAGCGAGAAAGACAGGGTAAACAAAAAGGTCGAAAGCTTTGTTAGGACGATGAAGGGGCGTGGAGGTCGCGGGACAAGGGTTCAAGTGGCGGCTACCGACCTAGTTGCAGACCTGCAAAAAGTTAGCGATGAGTTCCTGAAAAAAGTTTGTCCGACTGCTGTTGGATATGCAGGCTCGATTATCCGAAAACAAGCTCAAGATGACATTAGAAATGGTGGCTCAGAAACCACTATTGGTATGTCGAGGAAGACCGGAACAAGAAAGAAGTGGTCAAGGAGGGTTGCCCAAAAGCGTGGCAGAAACAGTCCATCGCTTGGTGACAAAGGGGTAATCATCAAGAAGAACATCAGCAGAAAAGCTGGAGGACTTCTTTCAAGCCAGATTGTCGGCCCTCGTTACAACAGTGGCTCAGATAAAGACAAAAACTTTGCACACACACATGAGCCAAGAGAAGGTCGAAAGTCTGGTGCGCCAAACCATAAATGGTGGCAAACGAAGCTGAACCTGAACGCACTTGTCAAATACAAGCGAGCCGGAGAAAGGACGACGGCACAGCGAGGCGCACCGTTGAAGGCAAGGCCCTTTATGGGGCCAGCAGCAAACAAAACAATCCCGCAGCAGAGAGATGCAGTTATTAAGGCACTCAAACGCTGGGAAGTGGATATGAATGAAGTAAACGGAACAGGTGGAGGATTCGGATGAGACCAGTCCCTCAACTGATTTCGATGCTTCGTGCAGAGCCTTCAATTACTTCAATTGTCAATCAACGCATCTATGCAGATAACCCTCCGCAAGACGATGACCTGCCATTTGTGGTTATGACAATCGAGAACACGACTGCAAGGGCAACTATTGATAATTGCCAAGTAAAGCTCTACGAGTCACGCCTTAAAATAGACATCGTGTGTGATTCTCGAAGTGCAGCAGAAGACGCTCAAGAAGCGATTGAAGACGCTTTGGTTGGTTACACATCATCAGACAGCACTCATCCGATCCAAGGAGTGACTGTCGATTCAGGCACATCATGGGAAATGATTATGCCTACTGATGGATCAGACCAACGTGGGTACTGGTGTACCCAAGATTACATCATTAACTACGCAAGAAAATAAGGGTAATTAAATGGCTGTTGAAGGCTATCACGCACAGGGAACGACCGTCACCTTGACGGCTGGTGGTGCAATCGGTTGTGTACGTTCAGTATCTCTTCCTGAGTTTTCTCTTGAAGCCATTGACGCAAGCTGCTTGGAAGATGCTGTTGGCGGTTTCATGAAGAAACTGTCAGGTGGTCTTGTTGACGCTGGTGAAGTCCAAGTGACTTTCGTTAGTGTCGGCGCACCAACGGTTCCAGACGGCGTACAGGACACTCTTACAATCACCGTCCCAGCCGCTAGTGCATTGTCGTCAAACGGTACTCAAGCCGGGTACACGATTGCTGGTACTGGTTTTGTTTCATCATCTTCTGGCGGATCACTTGAGATCAACGGACTGATGGAAAACAGTCTTACGTTTGTCTTCGATGGCGAAACAGGCCCAACTATTTCCTAGTAGATGACTAACACCACCACCACCAAGGAGAAGTCATGTCTCAACATATCGAACTTGAAACTCATGTAGGAATCCATTTAGCGACAAAGAAAGAAGTAGTACATGAACAATACTGGGTCTTTGTTTGTGAAGGCGATGAACGCCAAAAGATTGGACTAATTGGATGGAAAGAAGGCAGCAAGCTGATCTTCTTTCAGAAGGTTGATCCAGTCACAGCTAAATGGATTGAGCAGGAAGTGGCGAAACTAATGGAACGCGAATTGGTCGCGTCAGTGGAACCGCCTGAACTACCACCAGAGTTTTTTGAAGAAGGAGATGATGATGAGCTTGACGAAGAAGCAATTATTGGATGAGTTAGTCTGCACTAAGCCAGAGAAGCTACCGAAGAAAGTGTTTGGACAGGACGCTTGGGTAAAACCAGTGTCCGAGTTCCAAAGGTCTAGGAGGCTTGCTTCTTTGTATGGAAAAGACGGTCAAGTTTCTAGGGAAGCTCTCCGTAAAGCTAGACTGTATACGGTCATTGACCATCTGTGTGATCAGAACGGTGAACCTTTGTTTCAGGAATCTGACCTGAAAGAATTGATGGAGTTTGATGCACTCAAGATTGATGTGATCGTCAGTGTCATCGAAGAGTGGGTCACTGCCCGCGAGGGAAAGATCCTCGGCGTATCGAAAAAATAGCTAAGCAGTTCGATAAAAACCATCGACTAGCTTGGGCATTTTCGATATGCCAAGACCTCGGCATTGATGACCCTATATCTTGGATGAACGCATGTCCCACCTTACTTGATTGGTGGATCGGGTATCGCGTGCATAAAAGCGAACTTGAGCGACAAGCGTATGACAAGGCATCTGGCAAATCTAAGACTAAGCTCAGTGGAGAAAACCTCTATAATCACTTGGAGCAACTAGCAGATGGCATCAAACCGAATCGGGGCGTTGTACGCAGAGGTGATCCTCGATCCTAGAGGATATTCTCGTGGCGTTTCAAAGGTTCAGTCTGAACAGAAGATTTTATCTGCTGCTATCAAGGATACGACGACTCCCATTGAGCGTCTGCAAGCCGAGATGGATGGCATTGACAGACTGTTTGACAAGATCTCTGCTAAAGAGCCATTTGAAGGTCAAGACTTAGCGTTAGATGCGCTACTAAACAAAACTCAGCTTCTAGCCGACGAAATGCAGAGGCTAGAAGACCTTCCAGCTAAAAAAGCAGAGGAGGCTGCTGCAAAGGTTGCTGAAGCAGAGCATAAAGAAAAGCTAAAACGCGAGGAGGAATTAAAGAGGAAGCAGCAAGAGACTCTTAACTTCATGCGTGCTGGTGCAGAACGCCGCAAACAGGAAGAAGAGAAGCGTGCAGCCGATGAGCTTAAAGCCATCAAGGATGCAGAAGATGCAGAGAAGCGGCGTGTAGAGAAGATGATTAAAGACTTCTACTACCTTGAAGGCGTTAAAGCCAAGTCAAGGAAGATGGAGCAAGACGCGATAAAAGAGGAGGAGCGATTAAAAAAGAAAGCCAAGGCTGACGAGATTGCTCGCGAAAAAAGAATTACCGACCTGCAATCCCAGAGAGCAATAAATAGGCTTAAAGAATTTCAGTACATTCAGAAGTTCGGCGTTTCGTCGGGTCTTCCGGCTGCATTTCAAGACATGAAGAAAGCCATTACTGAAATAAATGGTGGTCTTTCTAAGATGGCTGGGAATCTTGCGCAAGCTGCTGGGATGTCTCCAGCAATGCAGGGCTTGGCTAGAGTTCTTGGGTCTATTGGGCTTAAAGCTGTTGGTATTGGTTTTGCCGTTGCCACTCTTGGCAAATTGATGGTTAGTGGCGTTAGTGCCTCAGAAAAACTTAGGGTTAGCTTGCTTAGACTGGAAACTAGGCTTGGTGGCAATTCGTTGATGGCCGAGGCATTGAATCG